TTCGTAATTACAGAATTTCTAAACTTAGAAAATTTATACATACTAACATGTGTGAATATGTTGATCAATTTCCTTTATTAACTACTGATATTGGTGATTTAACGAAATCGAGTAATGAACTTTATGATTCTGCTCTTCGTTTTCTTTTTAGACATATATCATCTGGTTTGAGAGTAAATATTAACATTATTATTAATCATCCTGCTCTCAAAATTCTTATTAACGATGTTTTTAACCCTATGTTAAATAATATACCTTTAATATTAGAAGATCCTAACACTTATGCTGATGGTGAACTATTAAGAGACTCTGTGTCTCTTAATTCCACCTCCGCTGAAGCTGAAGCTGATGATAATCCCATTTGTAATAAACCAATTACTAAAACTAAATTACCTGATTTTCCTAAAATGAATGGTGTTATTTACAATAATTCGAATGGTTATAAAACTTTAGATGAAATTCGCAATGAGAAACATAATTTAGAATGGAAACCATATACTAGTAAGCCTATTAAATGGGCTAATTCTACTCGTACTGATAGTTTTTTAGGAATGAATCCCCGTTTTCTTAAATTTCATTTAGTTAAAGATTCTATTTCAGAATTTAAAAAAATCTTATCCGATGGTAAAAGAAACATTCAACATGTTACAGATTTTCCCAAAGAACTTTATAAACATGCTAAAGAAGACTTTACTGAAAATAAGTCAGACTATGTTAAATGGTATGAAGAATTTAAGGATAATCTTCTTAAAATATTATGTTTACACAATGTTAGAGATTCTTTAACTTACATAGACTATATCTGTAGTTCTATCTATTATGTTTATCAAGCAATAAGATTTAGAAATAAAGCTGAATTAACTGCTACTTTAATTATGTTATTAAGAAATTCATTTCCAAATTGTTCTAAAATTATTAATAACTATATTATTCAATATGTTGAAATATTTACAAAATCTGTAAATAGTAAAGTTAAAGCTGAATCTTTTCCAGATATTGATGAGACTTTTTCCCCCAAAAAAATTTTTGAAATGGTTATTTCAAGTCAAGTAGTTAGGTCTACTAGAACTTTCATTATAAATATGGTAGGACTTAAATTTTTTTCTGCAGAAATGTCAGAGAGATTTCTTACCGCTATTGATGATTCTACAATCAAAACTAAAAAGAAAGTTAGTATGTTAGACTTTACATCTAATATGATAGAAGTAGTAGAAGCATTTACTAGATTCGGTTTTAAATTTTATCAAACAGGATCTGTAGTAGCTGCATTGTTAAATAAGGATATTTTATCACAATTTATTGATGACACTACTGATATTTCATTAGCTTTTAAAACTGTGTATATTGGTGATGATATGAATTTTAGAGATACTATTGCCCAAGATAGGATGAGTGCAAAAGATTTTCTTGAATCAATTAATGTATTTATTACTAAAGGTAATAAATATCTTGAGTCAATGAAAACCAATCCACTATTCAAAACTAGATTGAACGAATTAAAAATGATGAAAAGATCTATTATGGTTGAAATTGCCTCTAAAAGAAGAATGGCTCCTATGGGTATCATACTTCATGGAGATCCCGGCATAGGTAAATCTTCAATTCAAACAAATATTTACAAATCATTCTGTTTTTCTACCGATCGTAAATATTCTTCTGATCTCGTTTTTCATAGAGCTCCTAAAGCTAAATATTGGACAGGTTATGATCCTATTATTCACCCTATTATCCATATACCCGAACTTGGAAGTATTTCAGCCAATTTGGCTCTCCAGGGAGATGAATCTATTAACGAAATGTTGTGTGTTTGTGACAATGCTCCTTATTGTCCTGACCAAGCAGCTATTGAAGATAAAGGTGCCAAATACGCTATACCAGAATTAGTATGTATTGACACTAATAATCCAGAGATGAATCTTAAAATACTTATGGCTGCACCAGCGGCTATTAGAAGAAGGTTCATATATATAGAGGCTACTGTCAAACCTGAGTATGCTATACATGGAGGCGTAGGCATAGATCCAAAAAAAGTATCTGATGCTAAAGATAAAATGAATATTTGGGATTTTAGAATTTATAGACAAGTACCTCAAGCAGGTGATGCTAATATGGTATCAACTAAAGTTCCCTTTACTCATGATGGAGATGGTGATAAATCCATATTTGATATGTATGGATTATGTCAGTTCTTACATGAAGCTCATAAGGAACATGTTGCTAATCAGAAGATGTGTTATGATGCTAATGATATCAATATCAGTAAATATATGAAACCTACAGAATGCACTGTTGAAGATATATTAAAAATGAAATTCGATGATTTACATCATCATATGACTCCCGTAACTGCTGAATCTGATAGTATTCAAATTGGACCACAAATTCATCCTAATATAACTAAACGCAAATTAGCTAAAGAAAAATTTGAGGCTAGTGTAAATAGAACAAATATAATAGAAAAGAAAAATAAACTCAAATTATCTAATACAACAGTTAATATTTCATCTACATATTTTCATAGTTTATCTACCAAAATTAAAACTTTTATATGCATATTATATACTATAGTTTGTCTCTATATAAGTAGTCATTCTATACCTATATTCATATTAATGTGTTTTATCCAATTGTGCTTATTAACAATTTTTTATCAATATTTACAATGGGTTACACTTAATGAGGATTATGTCTTAACACGTAGACAACTGAGCCTAATAACTGATTCCATTATACTTTATAGAAATATAACTTGCTCCAATTTTGTAACTAGTACGTGTAATATATTTACTAATGTTAGTTTATTATCTTATTTATATGTAAAGACTTTCTTTATTAAAGATGAAAGATATAATGCTGTCAAATGGAAAGTTCTTTCTAATAAGATAGCTTCTTCAGTACCACCATTATTATTAATAGTTATTATCAGTGCCGCTTCGGCTAAGATGTTACTTCTTAGTTATAAGGTTGCTAAGAGTGTCTTATCTGAAGGAATATCACAAAAAGGAAATTACAATGCTGAAAATATCTATAGAACTGTTTGTGACAATGAAAAGCAATCATGCTGTATATTCCCATTACCTTCTAAGAAAAGGAATACTGATATGGATTATGATGAAGTAGAAAATATTACACCTATAATAGTAGGTAATGAACGTAATTATAATAAAATAGAAGAATTACATGCAACTATACAATCTAATGTACGTTATGCTCGTATTCGTTTTACTAATGATAGTAGTACAACCACTAAAATACTTGGTATATGCAATGATTATGCATTAGTTAATATTCATTGTATTAAAAGTGAAATATATAGTGTACATCTTTCTACTTCCAAAGATATTGCTTCAGGCATAGTTAAAGCTAACTTGAAACAACAAGATTTTAAAAAAGTAGGAGAGGATATATTTTTGGTTAGAATAATTGGAACTTTCTTCAAGGACATAACTTTTGCTATTGCTGATATTAAAGATACTTTTGTTAATCTTGATGGAATGTTTATGAATAAGAAGATTATTGTTAAGCAAGTTCGTGAAGAAATTCTTCCTGTTAATGCTAAAGAAATGTCAGTTACATACCCATTCAAATATGTATTTCCAGAACATGCAGCAGGAGACTGCGGTAGTCCTTTATTAGCTACATATGGATATAAAACTTTCTTAGTTGGTATTCATTGTGCAGGTACTAATGAATATGGTTATGCTTGTAAAATAAATAAAACACAATTTGATGATGCTCTAAAAGAGTATCAATCAACTAATATTTTAATTGATATTACTTCAGAAGGTAGTTTCAGATTAAAAGACGAAGGAACTATAGTTAATGTTTCTCCACGTAGTCCATTAGTATATGAAGATATTCCATCATTATTAGTTTATGGTAATATTAGTAACTATTCTCCTATTTCACCTAAAAGTACTTTAACAAAAAGTATTTTATTCAATCATGTTGATGAATTAATTAATGTTTCTCCACTTTTAGATGGACA